AGCGACCGCAGTCTCTACATCGTAGTAACTGAGACCTCCGGGGAAGCTGTTGACCGCATCGAAACTCCCGTCATTGGGGGCGAACAAGGGAGGGTCAGCAGCTCTTTGTCCCGCAATCAATATCGTCTCGCCCATGGCTTGTAACGTGTCGGCGTCGGGTAAGGCGATCATTCCCGGAGACCGACCGTAGTCTTCTCCTGAAGATGTGTCCCACCGAGGAACGACAAAGGGGAACTCGTGAAAACCACCCTCGGACAATAAGTGCTTGGCGTCTATCTCAAGCCACAAGTCAGCAAACGCCAGGTCTTTGGAGAATAACGGTCTGGTCTTGGCTTCCTTTCTAGGAATAACTATATGCAAAACTTCGATCTTGTCATCGGAAGTCTTTTTGGCGATTTCCTGTGTCCTTTCGGACAGTTTTTCTATTCCAAACCGGGAGACCAACTGCCTCGCGGTCAGTTTACGTTTGAGAAACATCCCCTCTGCCACTCCAGTCTCGCCGAAGAACGGGGTCGCGTCCTTCAGATGTAAAGACTGGAAGAACAATCGGTTCTGCTTGGGAGCTTCCGAGACGAACATCACTGCTGTCCCAAATACGACTAAATCCTGATCTGTCTCGCCACTGGCTTGTCTAAATCTGGCGTGAGGGTTGTTAAACCCTGACCGCATCTTTTCCTCAGCATCCGATAACCAGTTCTTGACCTCATCCAAGTCGTTAAGACTGTCATCGTCGGTCTTCATCTCGACCTTGGGTAGACCTTCTGGACGTATCATCCCTCCGATGGCGTTAGACAGGCTTCGAGCTGCCTGCATCGGCGTGCCGTCGAAAATGTCATCGGTTCGTCTGTCCCCGTCAACGGTCTGAGTCGTGAACCCCAGACGACGCGGTAACATGACACGAGCCAAGTCATCCCACAGGGAATGCCACTGTGACTTGTCTCCCTGAAGCTTCTTCCAACGGCTGACCAGTTCTTCGATGCGTTCACTCATACGAAATATCAGCCCCTTTGGCTCTGGCCTTGCTCAGTAGAATAGCGACTCTTTGCTTGTTTGCGGCTTTGGCTCCTTTCTTCTTGCGGGTCTTTTCAAGAATAGCGGGAGGATTCTTTTTCAGTTCCTTGCCAATTCCAGATAACAAGCGGGCTTTCCGGTCCATTATTCACCGAATAATTTAACGGCTTTGGCTTCGGGACGAAGTACGTTACCTAATTCATCCTCCGTGCCTTTGGTCAGAATCGTGGATTGGCGACCTCGCCTTTGTAATTCCGATGTTCGCTGTTTCTTTCTGGCTTCGACTATTACCGGATCATCACGTTCAGGAGGCGGGGGAGGCGGTTGATAACCGGGAGCGCCACCGCCAAAACCGGGAAATAATTGCAAAAGCATTTTATTGTTTCCTCAAATATTTATAAAGTCCGTAAGGGGTTAAAGACCAGGAACGGAGACACAGAATCCACTTGACCAGTCCGACGCAGTTATGGATTTTAAAAGGCCAGATGACGGATTGGATGCTTCTCGTTGTCTCGATGACAGTTAGACCTTGCTCGCGGTAATAACCGGCCATGTCGAAGTCGGAAGTAGTCTGATATTTAATAATCGGAATCCCGATACCTCCGTCTATCTGTATCCAGAGTCCGTTGTCCTCGATGCACACGAAACAGTGTTGAAAGCCTTTCTTGAGCAGACAAGACAGAGGATGTGTCCCATCCATAAAGACAACTACAGCTCTCAATGCAGCAAACCGAATGGCTTAACCTGCTGTCTCAGAGTTGACAGCGCCGCTTCTGGGCCTAGTTCCTCGATAACTTCGTCACACTGAGAATTAGTGAGGATCGTTCCGTTAAGTCTTTTATGAATCTGCCGCGTGATGTCTCTTAACCTGTCTAGGTCAATCTTTTCCAGGTTCGCGGTAAACGAACCGACTGAGGTTTCCGGGGCAGACGCAATGACTTCCGACTCGGCGACCAACAGCCTGACATTGATTCCCTGAATATGATCCGGGACTTCTGGTACGCGGTCTTGTCCGGGTTTCTTCTCGATGAACTGAACGGGACCGTGGATCAGGTTGTGTTCATGGCATAGGTCGTCGATAGCGGAGGTTACGTCTGCTTCGTACCTCCGTCGCATTTCCTGACCTTCCTCACCTGTCAGCCAGATGGCGGATTCGATCACGTCTCCGATTCTCATCCGCGCCACCTATGTGGTTTGTATCGGTGATTCTGTTCATTAGGTCGGCGCGCAGCTTGTCTGTGCAGGCTGTTTACGTCAACAGACAGGCTTTGACTGGCTTGACGTTCTGCTAGATAGGCTGTCAGAGTTTTAGCAGTCCAGCCGTTGCGTCGTTCTTCCTCGGTCGGTTCAGTCGGCGGTTGAGTCTTGACCGCTTCACGCCTTACCGTATCCCGTTCACTCTCAAGTTTATCGTTCATCCGCGCATCCGGTGAGGGTTGTAACGGTTGTTCGCCATCGTAGGTCTTGGCTTATCTTTAGGAACAACTCGTCTGACCATCTTGGGGAATAGTTCAGTAAACATGTGAACCATCGCATCAACTCGGTCGGGGCTGTTCTCGCCTTCGTAACCTCCAGCCGTGACAAGGCACATTTGGGCTTCCAATTTCGGGAAGGCTCCGACATGGTGAATACGGTTAAGACTGTAGAGTGACGCAATCGGTTCTGCTCTTAGATGCTTGCCTCTCGTGGCCCTGACCTGAATCACCCTGACGCCGGGACGGATGGACCTGATTGTATGTTCAACCATATCCCCACCCTGATTGACCTCGGCAACGATGGCATCAGCCTCGTGCAGATCGTAAACCGCGACGGCTCTTTCTGCCCATTCTTGTGGACTGCCTTGAGTCGATACATCATCCAAAACATAACCCTCGTTATCCTCGCCAAGTCCTCCGACGATTATGCCCGCTTCATCCGAGCCGGGATTATTGGATATCGGAGGATCAATCGACACAAGAATCCTAGACATCTTGGGCGCTTCGGTACGTCTGTTACGGTGGATGACCTCACGGGTCCAGATAGCTCCGACTGCTTGGGGTTCATATTCACCCAGCCAAACATGAGCGTATCTCGCCGGGACGTTGATTTCGTCAAAGGCCCGCTCTTTTTCAAGTTCTTCAGGGAACCACGGATTGTCTTTGTGACTGACCCGGAGAATAATCGAGTCCGGAGGCTGTATCGGACCCCTAAAGAATTGGTCTACAGGGTCAGTGTCTGACCTTGGATTCCAGCTAAACCACAGTTCAGACCCGGCTTTACGGATGGTCGGCCTGAGAGTTTCTAACGATTTGGCAGTAAGGGTCTGGGCTTCCTCGACATAACCTATATCGAAACCTTCCAAAGACTTGATTGACTCAGCCGTATGGTCTGCCATGCCCTGAAAGATAATCAGGCCGTTACCTGGTGCTGTAATAAAGTCCTGTCTTACGTCGAATTTAGACTCTAGTCCGAAAGCTTTGATCTTGTCTTCGATTAGCAACTTGACTGATTCTTTGAGGGATTTCTGGACTTCACGGACACAGGCTATGCGAGTACCGGGGTTGAGCAGACAACGCTCGATGGCTAACTCTGAGAAGAAATGTGACTTAGCGGAACCTCTCCCGCCGTATAAAGCTTTGTACCGGGACGGCTTCAACATCGGCACAAAGGCTTGGGCGGTTTGAATCTGTAA